AGAATCATCATCTATCTCTGGTGGCTTTTCTGGTGGTGCTACTGGTCTAAATCCAGAATCATCGGCTATCTCTGGCGGCTTTTCTGGTGGTGGTGCTACTGGTCTAAATCCAGAATCATCAGCTATCTCTGGTGGCTTTTCTGGTGGTGGTGCTACTGGTAATGGATCAGAAACTTCCGGAGGCTTTTCTGGTGGTGGTGCTACTGGTCTAAATCCAGAATCATCAGCTATCTCTGGAGGCTTTGAAGGCGCTGGTGTTGGAACTAAAGGAATAGAAATCTCTGGTGGCTTTGAAGGCGCTGGTGTTGGAACTAAAGGAATAGAAATCTCTGGTGGCTTTAGTGGAGATATAGGTGCTACAGGTAATGGATCAGAAATCTCTGGTGGCTTTTCTGGTGGTGGTGTTGGAACTAAAGGAATAGAAATCTCTGGTGGCTTTAGTGGAGATATAGGTGCTATAGGCAATGGATCAGAAATCTCTGGTGGCTTTTCTGGTGGTGGTGCTACTGGTCTAAATCCAGAATCATCAGCTATCTCTGGTGGCTTTGAAGGCGCTGGTGTTGGAACTAAAGGAATAGAAATCTCAGGTGGCTTTAGTGGAGATATAGGTGCTATAGGTAATGGATCAGAAATCTCAGGTGGCTTTGAAGGCGCTGGTGTTGGAACTAAAGCAATAGAAATCTCAGGTGGCTTTGAAGGCGCTGGTGTTGGAACTAAAGGAATAGAAATCTCAGGTTGATTACTTGGAGATGTATTATTGTTTGGAGAATTTTCTTTTTTCTCATTTGGCGTCGGCGGTTTTGGTGGTGGTAATACTGGAGGTTTCAATGCTGCATTGTCTTTTGCTTTTTTAGATAATGTTTCCACCAAAGATTGCCTTTGTTGTTCTTGGCTCAATTCTCCAGAAGAAGATCCTCCAGGGAATACTTTGAAATATCGATAAGCTAGAACTACATTTAATCTGTTATAATCATTTACTTGCGCCCAACTTAAAGGCATTGAATATACTTCTGCCGGAAAAGCATCTACCAAATATACTGTGTATGCCTCTTTTCCATCCAATGACATTTGCGTGATTTTAATATCTGTGCAATAATTAACTTTATATTCAAAATCGAACTTAACTCCATTGTGTTGTTTTCCAGATATAATTTCCATCCAAGCATCAAAAAAAGTTTTTTCTTTCATATCATCTCCGCAAATGAATACCATTGCAGATTTATTATATGTATTTTGGACTGGATAATGTTCAATTGGACCGTATGTTTTTTGATCTATGAGAACAAATGCTCTTGCCGGTAATTCCGCCTGTTCGCATCGAAATTTTGCTATTGATCCACCACCAACCGCTCCTGCCAATTTTGCTGGAGGGATTATCTCGACTTCAAAATTACATGGTCGGGATAACTCGGTTTTAAATGATGAAATAAATTCATTTATGTTTGCGACTGCCATTTAATTGTTCCTATTTTTTAGATTTGTTCTCGATAAATTCTTCTAATGGCAAAAATATAGAAAAACCCCATTCGTGTGGTTTTATCTCCAATGCTTGACCTTGTATATGATTAGTTAAATACCATTTTATACATCTTTTAAAATTCGGATATTTTTGAATATTTTTAACTAATGTACTATAATTTTGATTTATTTTCATTCTATTATTTGGTACATCATATGTTCTAGAGTTTAAAAGACCTAATAATAAATTTGTTCTATCTCTCCCAGAAACATAATGTAAATTTAAACCCAAAAATCCATTAGTTTTAACATCTAATGCTATTACTAAAGGATATTTATCCCAAATTGGAAGTGTTTCCTTATGTTTAGGATCATAATGATAATGATACATACCTCCAAGAAAGTTTGTTATGTTTTCCGGATTACGAGAATCTGGAATTTTGGAAACTCCCATTCTTATTAATTTTGTCTTTGCCTCAAGCCATTCTACAGATGTACGTTTTAATCTTTCCATTTGTCCTGCGTTTTCGGCTGATCTAAATCTATCAGCCATATTAGGAAGTTCTGCATATCCAAATGCAGTATTATTAAGATGTTTTTGTATATGTTTTGGGGCCGGAACGGGACTTACTCTACCAGAGGAATACTTCTCTAACCACATACCCATACCAAGATAAAAAGGATTGAAAACATAAGTTTTTCCCTCATATTTCAATTCCTGCATTTCTGTATAATCTAAATGTTCTAGTCCCATTATTTTAATCCAAAAATTTCTCTTTCAGTCATCAATTTAAAAATAATTTTTCTTTCCTTACAATATCTATCAGCAGCTTTCCATTTTGCGGAATTTATACCCCAAGTATAAACCTCATTAATATATTTTTTGGTTATTCTATTTTTCACTTCTGGTTCTATTGTTTGATGTAATGGTTTAATTTCTATTAAATATTCTATTATTTGCCCTTGTGAGTTTTTTATTTTTGCATATACATCTGGAAAATACCTATGATATTTTCCATCTATTGGAGATAAATATGGAATAACTATTTCTTCAGAGGAATACTCAATAACATTTGGATTCGTATCCATCCAATTTAAAACTTTTTTTTCCCACGAAGATCGAATCCAAATATTATTATAGTCTCCCCTATATTTTGCATAATTTTTTGGTCGCCATAGCTGCGGTTTTGGATAACTTTTATTATTTGCCATGATAAATTTCAAATTAAGTATTTATATTTTTTATATAAATAATTATTATTTAACAGAGTTTTTGGAAAAATATGCCCGTCTATAACGCAAAAAATCCATTAGAAAGTTTAAACGGATCTCCTTATACTTTTAGTAGTTTAACATATCCTCTAGAATTTGATGACATTGCAAATTTTGGACACTATATGAATTTTTATATTAATGTTAATAAATCTACGAAGTACATGTCCGGAGGAAGTTATAACGTTGCTACTAATGGTTCTACTGCTGTAGATTATTCAAAAGTTTATACACCAGCATATAATTCCCAGCTTCCTGGTGGCGGATATCAACAAACAGAAGCCACAACTCTTGGTGGTAATGCGGGGTTTCCTGGAGGAAATCCATTTTATGTCGGATTGGCTCAAGATGTATTATCAAATTTAGGCTTTTCTTTCGATCAAGAATCTTTAAATAAATTATCTCAAACTCGTATTACGCAAGCAATATCACTTTACATTCCAGATTCTATGAGTTTTGCATGTAATTATGACTGGCAGGATGCTTCTTTAACTGAAGCTGGTGGAAAGGCATTAAAATATGGTCAACTTGGTGGTGGTGCTATTCAAGCCGGGAGAGATTACCTAAAAGGAAAAGCATCTGAAGGTTTGAGACATCTTGGTGCTGCTGCTTTATCAGATATATTGATGGGTGGAGGACAAGGAGGAATTGGTGATATAGCAATGGGGATGGCAGGATTTGCTGTAAATCCTCAAATATTCGTTTTATTCAGAGGTGTTGATTTAAGAACATTCCAATTTGATTTTATTTTTACTCCAAAAAGTCCAGCAGAAGCAGCTAATGTTAGAAACATTATCAAAGCTTTTAGATTCCATGCTGCGCCAGAAATAGATAAAAGTATCGGTAGATACATGATTGCACCTTCCACTTTTAATATTGAATATATGTATAAGACTAGTAGGAATGAAAATATATTCCAAATGTCAACGTGCGTATTACAAAAATTATCAGTGGATTATGCTCCATATGGTTGGGCTACTTATAATGATGGTATGCCTGTACAAACACAGCTATCTATGGTATTCAAGGAAACAGAAATATTAACCAAAGAACGTATCAATCAAGGATATTAAAAAGGACGTTTCTCTTTACTTAAGGAAAAAATGTTTTCTATAACTACAAAGCCAACAGAGGAAACCAGACAAAAAATGTCCGAAGTTAAGAAAGGAAAAGAGAGTACATTTAAGGGTAAATCGCAACCCGAAAGTGCAAAATTAAAAATTAGTATTTCCTCAAAAAAATCTTGGGAAAACGAAGAAACCAAAAAGAAAATGAGAAATAAAGGGAATTCAATTGAGATTTTAGATATGAATATGAATAGAATTGGAATTTTGAATGGAAATTATGAGATGAAAGAAAAAGGATTTAATCTTTCTTGTGTACATAAAGTTATATCTGGAAAATATTCCCAATATAAAGGATATATCTTTAGAAAACTTTTAGAAAAACAAGAATCATATTTAGATATAACGGTCGTATAAAATGCCTCAATATTTTTTCAAATATCCAAAACGTCTTGTTAATGGGATTTTATTAACAGATCTTATTACAAGAGTAAAAATTGCAGACAAATATATTGACGAAGATTCTTTATATTATCAGTATGAATTTAAAGATTCTGATACTGCTGAATCTATTGCACACAAATATTACAAAAATCCAGAATTGCATTGGATTGTTTTATTAACAAATCAAATATTTGATGTTAATTTTGATTTCCCAATGTCATACGATGTGTTCAAAAGTTATATATTAGACAAATATAAAAATACTGGTGCTGTAAGTTCTTTAAAAATAGAAAGTCAAGGTTCTGGGTACGTTGATGGATACTACGACAACATACCAATAAAAGTACAAAATTCAGAAGAATTTGATATTGTTGGTAGCGGAGCACTTGTCGATTTTACTGTTGGATCTGGAAAAGTCACAAATATATCAGTCTTTAGAGGGGGATCTGATTATAATGCAAACACTATATTTACCGTTGATAATTCGTATCTAGGAGGAACTGGTAGTGGATTGGAACTTTCTATATTAAGTTTTATGGACGGAATAGAATATGCTTCAACGACGATTGATCCAGAATTTGGATATCAAAAAACCGTTAAAGTTACAGACACACGAACAGGAGAGATAATATCCAAACAATATTATAGTATTGGAGAGGATGCATATTATAATTTATATGAAGGAACAGATCCATTCAAAAAAATAGTTCAGTTAAAAGATGGAACAGAAATTAAATATGAAACTATTCGATCTACATTAACTACTATATATGATTACGAAGAATATATTAATGAGAAAAAGAGAAATATAAAAATATTAAAACAAGAGTATTTTCCAATGGCGGTTGAAGAATTTGTAAAATTGATGAGTATGTTATATGTCTGATTTAGTTAGTACCATTACGGATTTTTTAGGATTAACAAGTCCTACCGATTTTCTTTTAAAGAAATGTAGAATTATATCTGCCGATGGTAAACCAATGGAATTTAGGTTAACAAGTGCCGAATTAAATTATTACGAAGATATATTTGGCAATGCTTGTTCTGGAAATTTAATTCTTTCCGATTCTTCTAATCAACAGAACGAAAAATCTTTCTGTGGTGACGAATTCCTACAATTAGAATTATTTAAACCCGGACAGGATGATTCTGAACCATTAAAGAAATATTGTAGAATTTATAATATGGAAGATAGAAATTTAACTAAAGATTCTAATGAAAATTTTGTGTTAAATTTTTCAACGGAAGAGATATTTTTGTCAGAACAATATAGAGTATCTAAATCATATAAGCAAAAGAGAATAGATGAAATTGTAGAAGACATCGCAAAGACATATCTTAAAATCAAAGATCCTATAGATAAAATAAAAACATTAGGAAAATATGATATTATCATTCCAAATTTAAAGCCAATGGAAGCTATAAATTGGCTTTGTACACACGCTATATGTGAAGATACTAGAATTGTTGGAGCCTCCTATCTATTTTTCCAAGACAAAGATAAATGGAATTTTAAACCATTTGTTGCTATATACGGAGATTATTCAAAGTATGGTAAATATTATGACAAATATTGGTATGGTGTAAAAAACGATGGAGAAACAGAGGCTACAGATCCTTCTGGCTGGGAAGTGAAAAATATAATTTCATATGAGATTATGAACAATTATGACATGCTAGAAGCTACTCAAGACGGTATATTTTCTAATAAATTATTTTGGAATGATAATTTTAAAAGATTACACGAAAAAGAAGAATTTGATTATGAAAAATATTTCAATGATAAAATGATGCAATTATCTTTATATAAAGGTTATCATTCATACCATTTGATGAGTAATGCAAAAGATCGTTTTAAAAAGAAACATAATGAAGTACCAGATACTGTTGTTAAAATGGGGTTTAGGACAAAAAATAATAGAATAGATATATCCATTCCTCATAGATATGTTCAAATGAGATTAGCTTCCGCCATAAGATTGAAAGTTGCTGTTCCTGGTGATACAAATTTGACAGTTGGCATGGTTGTATATATTGATTTAAGATCGGCTGGTCCAGTTCAAGCACCTAATACGGAATCGTCCAAAAAACTAGATAAATTTTATTGTGGACGTTATATGATAACCGCTATACATCATAGAATAGATCAAGAACAAAACTTTGAGACTACTATGGAACTCTGCAAAGATGCCTATGATAAAGCAGTTTCAACCCAAGATTTCCCAGGATTGAAATCATTTACAGAAAGCGAAGATTTAATTAAAGCAAGAACGCAAGGAACTTTTTAATTATGATTAATGATACTAATGTACCAGGATTAGATGGATTTGTTTGGTGGACTGGAATTGTTGAAGGAAGAAATGATCCAGAAAAACTTTCTAGAATCCAAGTGAGAATGTTTGTTCATCACACAGATGATAAAAAATTAATTCCATCACAAGATTTACTATGGGCAATACCAGTTTTCCCTTCCAATGTTTCCAATAATACCTATGGAGTAAAGGAAGGAGATGCCGTATTTGGTTTTTATATAGACGGAAAAG